TATGGTTGGCGGAAGCTGCGGAGAGGCTGACTATTGTGGCGGAAACACATACAACGCTCTGCGGGGTAAATCCTGGAGATGAAAAGGAAAGCAGGGAAATAGAAGTAATCAACGTGATACCATAACTATATGGGGGTATACAATGAAGGAAAGTAAATCGAAAATTATGGCGGGGATTGACGCGGTTAGCAGTAAGGTAGTCGGAAATAACACTGTAGAATGGATTGACGGGGAAGGAAATAAGCATATACGGCTACATCATACCGATATAGTGATAATCGGTAAGAATGGGGATTTTACCCTTAATTCCGGGGGATGGAAGACGGTGACTACAAAGGAAAGAATTAACGAATACATGCCTACGGGGAGTATTATTCAAGAGAAGAGCATTTGGTACTACAGTTACGGGGAAAATCGTTCTCCTTTCTTTGACGGTATGCTTATTCATGGAGATGGAAGACCGGATAGAATAGGAAAAGACCCGACAAAGGAATACGCGAAAATCAAAGCAAGGGTAAAGAAATTCGTAAATATGCTGGATACGTTGAAGGAAATACCTATACCGTCTCCCGGTGATTGCTGGTTTTGTCATCTAATAGACGAAAAAGGCAACGCATGGGGCGATAAGGATATTTCCCATCTTGAAGCACATATAAAGGAAAAGTATCTGCATGGCAGTTTGATATGGAACGCCTTAAAGGAATCAGGGTATCCGCATCCTGAAATTATAATCCAGATGAAGCTGAAGGATGACATTAAACGTGCATTACGGAAGTATCTGCTAAAAAGACTACTCAATACCGTGAAGGTCTAACGATGGGGTGGGAAATGACAAAGGGAAAATGGGTAGAGCATATAGAAGCATCGGGCGTGGTACGGCCAAGCATGGGCGGAAGCATTGAAGTGTGGAAGGCGGAAGTAAAGCGGCATCAGGAAAGTAACTGCCGGGAATGTGCGGAGAGACGCAATACAAGGAACAAAAACAGATGGGCAAGGGAGAAGCATCAGGTAATGGTAGATTGTGGCTTAAAACGTGTCCGGGGGGCTTTGGGCGGTATCTATTACGAATGAGGTGACATAATGAAAAAGCGTGTAATAAAATTCACGGTTAATGCTGTACGCTGGTTCGATAAGGTGAACGGCAATACATACCATAGTGTAAGGATTACCCGTATAAGTGACGGGGAAGTAATCAAGCAAGGTATGACATACGGGTATGGCGATTGTTACAGGCAAACGGCATTGGGAATTATGGCGGTATGCAAATGGCTTCCGGTGAAATATCGGGACGATAAGACAAGATGGCAATACGAAATGGAAAATAACTATCCCATCCTGTGGACCGTCCATGACGGACTAAAACGGGAAATGACGGATAACGTGGAATGAGGAGGAAAATGAAGGAAAATGGAAAGCAGTATATGGCGATTGACCAGTACGGGCATACGTACCACGGATTAACGCATCCGAGGAAAGACCTTTGTGAAAGAATTGGCCGTCAACATGTAAGCAAGATGTATATTGACGGGAAAGACGGGAAAACGTATCACGGCGGATATGTTATCGGCGGTCTATGGTTGAGCGTATGCGAAGTTACGCCGATGCGTATACCTGTATAACCGAAGGAAACATATACCGGGGAAGTTATACCGGGATAAGGTAAAAACAATAAAGGGGGGTATGTGATGATGATAAAGAAGATTAGCGTAGAGAATATGCCGAGCAGGAACGGGGAAGGGAGAGTGCCTAATCAATTCCGTATCTTTACGGAAGACGGGTGCTACTTCCAGAGTTATAGCACCGTCATTGCTTTCAAGCCGATAAGGGGCGGGAAGATTCAGCTTGACAAGAACGCATGGGATTATAGCGTTACGACTGGGAGATTCCGCAATGAGTTTTTGCGGGAAACAAAGAAAGAAACGGAACGGAAAATCAAGTCTGGCGAGTACGAATTGGTGGATTTGAATTAACATGGACGGCTGGCGGGATAGCACGGGGTGTGTTTTCCTCCGTCATCTGTATTCCGCTTCTTCCTCGCTTGTCCATGATGGGTGACACCTACCAGCGATGACGCAAAAGAGGTAACAGTTAGCCCTATACGCTGGTGTGCCGTATAGGGTAATCTAACGGAGGTATCAAATGGCCGTGAGAATTGATGAAATAAAGCGGGAGAAAGTGCGGGAATGGTGTTAATGGACTTATCCGACAGGTAAAGTGTGCTGTAGCGCATGGACACGTGCGGGAATGGCCTAATAAAATGGGCCTGAAAGTGGAAGGCCGGTTTGATGGTGCGGAAGTAGATATAGTTTCGGGTAATGTGATACTGGAATTTAGAAACATGTCGCCGCGTGAAAGCATGTGGAACTTTGACGACGATAGCGGGATAGTGTTTGGAGGAAAGATATAATAAGGAATTACGGGAAAGTAACCCGATGCGAGGAGGGGAAAATGGAACGGGAGCAGGCAGACCAGATCATCAACCACGAATGTGAGGCGGCAGGAATCAGCCGGGAGGTGTTTGAAAACGCATTGAACTCCGTATCTCCGTATGACCTGACCGAGGCGGAAATAATTGCACACGCGAAATGGTGCGCGGAAAACGTTGACTAACAGCCCACAGGGTGAGGGGGAGAGGATGGAAAATCCGAATTGTGATGGTAGTCGTTGTCGGGATGCACACGGTGAAGTTAGGGTGTTGCCGTTGTGTACTTCCAGCAACAGTAACTTGATTGTATGTTTTTCGTGTTATCTGAACGAAATGGAAGCACGGAAAGAACAGAACAAAGAACTTGGTAAGTTCGGACAATGGAACATTCCAAAATGGGAAGATTTGGAAGTATACAACGGAGGATGAAATGGAAATTCTTAAATTGACTGCAAAGGATTTTGAGGATGGGAAGTACATCGGTACGGTTGATGTGTCCGATTATGATGGACACATAGAAATTGATGCGGAATTGGGATGGTGTTTCTTTACTTCACTGAAAGTGAAGGGATATATATGGGCGAAGGCTGGTAGTGGTATCAAGGCTGGTAGTGGTATCGAGGCTGGTAGTGGTATCGAGGCTGGTTGGGGTATCGAGGCTGGTTGGGGTATCAAGGCTGGTAGGGGTATCAAGGCTGGTAGTGGTATCGAGGCTGGTAGTGGTATCGAGGCTGGTTGGGGTATCGAGGCTGGTAGGGGTATCAA